GAAACTATTGGAAGTGCAGAACGCAGTTGTGATGTTGATATGATGCGTGATACATTCCACAGTATTACAGATGGTGCTTACAGTGAGCTACTATTCAAGTTGTTTGGTAAAGAACGTGTACAAGCAGAACTAGAAGAATTTTTACAGCATGACTTCTTCCAAAGAGTAGGCGGAGGTATTGGTTTAACAAGAATGATAGCGGCACTAGACAAGCAAGAACTTGCACTAGCAGCCTAATCAACCAGTTTGGGGTGACGAAATGGTAGACGTGGGCCGCTGTTTACGGTCTGTTTAGATATGTGTCGCAATATATTTAAGCGTGGAGGTTCGAATCCTCCCCCCAAAGCCAATTTTAATTACGACCCATGTGCTTACAGCCGGTGTCTCTGGCTATCCAGTCCATAAGTTTGAATAATTTTTTACGCAGCCTTACTAACATCTTCCTGTTGTCCTTGTAGTGGATTTGCAGGATCAACTCCTAGGAAGTTGCCCCACTCTGCATAGTAGTGACGCATGCCAACTTCGTCGTGTATAGTTGAGTTCTCGTGTCTGCCGTGCAGTATATTTCTTGATTCTGTACCCTCACGCATTGTAGTACCTTGACCTGCAACACCAATAAGGTCTTCGTGCAAGTTTCTGCCGAAAGGTCCCCATATACTATTGTGATGCTTTATGCGTGTTTGTCTTTCCTCTGGTGTATCTTTTTTAAGTCCGTAACCACGAAACTCAATTAAAACTTTGTTTGGTCCAAGTGGTGTCACTGAGTCTGACCTATAGGCACTGCCCCGTAAGTTAAAGTTGAATCCTGGAAAGAGGTCAACCATGTACCACTGGTTGGGCGGCAAATTTGGAAAAGACAATTCCCCTCTATCTTCAAATCCGTCATACTCTTCATAGTTCACTGTGAAGCTACTTACATTAACGTGGCCATTATCAAAAGGAATATTCTTTCTAGCGAAATATTCATCGTTAAAACCGCTCACTCTATTAAAGTAATGCATGAAGTCGTGATAAAATTCACTGTTTGTATCATGCCACAATTTATAATTTGTATCTATAACTGCTTTGTGATAATGGAATACTTCCATTTCTTCTGTGTCTATTGCTTCTGCAATACAATCAAATGCACCTGCTGTCCACTCGTCTACGCTACAGTCTGGATTATTATTTAGTGTAACCCATACCATGCCACCATGGTAAACTTCACAGTATAGTTCTTTACCAGCGGCTTCGTTACTAGTCATGTTGCCTGCTACACTTGTAATATTATCTCCAAGATATGCTTTTACGCCTGACCCTGTGTTCCACGCAACCACACGTTGTCCTGCAATCTGACTTGTACGGTAGTCACCTTGGTTGTACATTTCACTGATGTGACACATGGGCACCCAAACTTTACTAAAGATCAGTTCTTGTTCCTGTATATATAGGTAATGACTGTTATAAGCCTCACTGCTAATGTGTTCTACTTTAGGTTTTGCTGTCCAATTTTTATGATTGCGTGGTGGCATAGTAAATCTCCTTGTATATAAATATTTACATACAACATGGCACTAAGTCAATGTTTTACAGTCTATTAGGATATAGCGGTTGTCTATTAAAGAAAGAATAAAAAAGTGGTGTACGATAGATCATATAGTTGATTTGTGTGTTGACATAATGCTTATGATATGGGATGTGATCACAAATCCTGTACTTATTGTGGTGCGCATAATCAGACACTTTATAGGTGAGTGGTTTACTGATCGTATAAAAGGATTTTTCCGTTGGATAGCACACTGGTTTGAACGCAAACGTGCTTATAGGTTAGAACACGGACATGGTATATTGCGCACCTATTGGCTGCAGATAATACTAAGTCCGTTTGTTGCTATTGTTTTATGGCTGGGTAGTATGCTTGTGTACGGAATGACACTGGGCTATGATGAACTAAAACAAGAAAAGCCAAATAGCGGCATTGTTAAACTGTTAGAAGATTAAACAAAATACCAAACTAAACCAACACCAATAGCGCCAAACACCAAGATGTTCATTGCCATTCTAAAAATCATTCTATCTTCTTTATCTAAATGTTTCATTAAAAATCTACTTCTATTCCGTTCACTGTGTATGTATTGCCGTTAAAGCCTTGATCCATTTTTTCAAGTTCAGTCATGTTTTCACTGTCAACACGCTTGTATGGATTTTTCTTCATTTGTTCCATACGCCGTTCGTGTGTTTGCTTGTCTCTGCGAGCTTGTAGCCACTTGCGTATCAATTTAACATCCTAGTCTAATGTGTTTCTATCGCCCGGTGAACCAGGACTTTGTGTGCAGTTTTGAGTTCGCGGACATTGAAAGTATTTGTCCATTGCTACTGTAAGATCCAAATGTCCTGTAGCACCGCGTTCGTATATACACATGCGTTCATCAGTTTCAGGATCTATGTATTGTCTTTTTAATCTACAGTTAATGGTATTAGTACGAGTTGGAGGCACTGCTTTGCGTCTGCACTCCATGGGTGCTAGTCCTAATATTGTTTGTGGCCAGCGTAATGGATTTGTATTCCAAAGGGTGCAGTGTGCTTTATCTTCGCTGCCTGTGTAGGTTCTACCTCTGGGTTCAGCGTGGACTTCCGTCCTTAACATCAACAACATTAATAACACTGTGCTTATGACCACAGTGTGGGCAATACATTGCTTTGGGTTTATAGTTTTCATGACTTGCAATACTCCACCAGCCTTTACATTCGTCGCATGTATAATGATGTATATATTCTACTGTAGTAATCATTCATCGAACTCCGCTCTCCAACGAATATCATAATCGTCAGCAACTTGTTTGTTTTCTAATTCCTTGATGTAAGCTCGCATATACTCGCCGCCAATATCACCATCTTTAACTGCTTGATCAACCATGCCATTAACAATCTCACCTTTACCGCGTTCATTAATAGTACCACGTAATCCTTGCACAAAATTTGCTGCATTGTCACTATAGTTTGTTCTAATACTGTAGCTCATATCAATACGGCTCTGAAAATCTTTTTCATCATATATTTTTTTACTAATAAGTTTCCAAGCATCTATGGCATTTTGTATATCAGGATTTACATTGCGACGACTCATTAATGCCGCGCATGCTGCTTCAATATGTCCTATTTTATTTGCTTGAAAACTAGCATAGGTTGAATGTATACTGCTATCAAATGGATCTGTGATACTGATAACTGGTGGAGGTCCTGGATCAACTTCAGTAGTATAATTTCCGTTTAGGCCATTTGTTAATTCATCTAGTCTACTTTGCAACGCTGTAAGTTCACCAGCATCATACAAAGATTTTAATATAGTTCTGTAGTTCACTGCGTATGCACTTACTGTTACTCCTCCGAGTATGCCTATCATATCACCGAGTGTAATAGCACCATATGCGCCGGTGCCTCCCAAAAACTTTGCAATTACACTGTCTACATAATCTCTTTTTACAAATTGTGTAGTATTGGATATGGTAGGCAATACTACTGGGTTAACACTGTTGATATATGCAGCAAACTGTGAAACTGTTTCTATTCTGCCTAGTTCAATTGCCTGTAACTTTGTTCTAAATTCTGCTATGGATGAAAATGAAATGATGTCTTTACTATTGACAAATATCTTATTAAAATTAGTGTAATCACCTAAACTTTCCATATCTGAAATATTTGATCCAAGCAATGTTTGTGCATTATTAACTAGTTCAGGGACATTGACAGTATCTAATATACTTTGCATTATACTATTATATGTTCCGCTGCCGAGGTTATAGATTGTTTCTGGATCTATTCCTACATTTGCAAGAACAATGTTCATACCAGTAGCAGTTAATCCATCTGCATTATCAAGTGCTGCTATAACTTGTCCAGGATTTGCAAAATTTGCAATATCTGTGATGCTAAATGCACTGCCTAAATTTACTAGATCGCTTGCTAGTAACTGGAAATTCTCCACTGTTGATTCAGTAACAAGAGTGCTTATACCATTTGTTACTACTGCTTGAATATCTGGATATCCACTTCCTAAATAGTTAGGAAACACCCCATCTGCAGGATACACTAAACTATCTAAATTTGGAAACTTGCCAAATTCTACTCCTGTGTTTAGTTTACTAAGAGTTGGTGCCATTCTTTCACTAGTTTGTGTAAATCCTTCTGCAATAAAAAATGTCTGTGCCATTTGTATAGGACTAGTGCCAAACATAAGATTAGCGTGTGCGTTTAATCTGTCCATAGCCAAACCTGCACCAACTGTACTGGTATAATCCGCAGGCACAGTGCCTGTAAAGGCTCCGCTACCACTTATATCTCTATTACATAATGTATCAATTGCTGCACTGTCAGGTTGATTAGTTGCACTTCTAGCACTTGAAGTTTTGCCTATATGACCATTTGCTTCTGCTCTAGTTAGAGCAGATATTTCTTTTGTTGCAGGTGCAAATCCTGAATTATCTTCCATTGCGCCAATAGCCATTGCTCCTAAATAACTTATTGGACTTGAACTAGCATATGCCATTATCTTATCACCAACACTCTTCTATCACCTTGTACTCTAGAATGTCCACATGTATCAGTGTCCATAACCTTATGTACAGGTTTTCCTTCAGCCCAAACTGTAGGTGACCCACCTGTTATATTTGCAGCACAGTGTATACTACACCCAGGAGCACCACAACAAGGATGCGGAGTCACTGAACTTGCAAAAGCTGCAAGTGGTTTTTGACTACTCAACACTGTAGGGCGCGGGGCTATTGCTGCACCACCGGCGGAATTTACATCACCTATTCTTACTATTGGAAAACTCATACTGTATTTATCGGTAGTTATTATATGCTATTATAACTTCATACTGATGTCAAAGTCAAACTCGCCTATGCGTGTTTTAATTTCATCTTCTGTAAGTTTAGCAAGCTCTTGTGCGCCACCTTCTACTAACACTTTGCCATTGTGATAAATCTGCGGCATTGTGCGATGACCTTGTTCAATTAACCAACGGCGTGTTTCACCATCTGTTTCAATGTTAACTTCTTCATATTCAAAACCCATGTCTGTGAGCTGCTTTTTTGCCTGCACACAGAACGGGCAAAAGTCTTTTGTGTATACTGTAATCATCCAAAATAATCCTTTTGTACGCCTTCTCGGTAGAGGTCAAGTGTAATACAGTGTAATCCGCCGTCCCAGAAGAATCTATGTCTCCATGGAACATACACTGGCTCAACTTTATGTTTTTTTAAAAATGCGTTTACTTGTTCGTTATGTGGATTTGCTACACAGCAATGATGTTCATCTAACATTAGTACGTTTACGTCAAACACTGTTTCTTCTACATAACCTACCCAATCACCTAGCCAAGTTTCTACAAAATTTGTAAACTCGTCATTATCTTCTTCACCTGCCAACCACCACTTTCCTTCATTTTTCATTTTAAGTTGTAAAAAGTCTTCAACTTTACTCCAACTTTGATCTGGCAAATAACACACATCCCATCCAGGGAATGATTCACTATATGTTTGAACGTCGCATAAACTTAGTATTGCTCCTGGTTTAATCGGATGATAGTTTCCATCAATGTGACCGTCTATTGATGTGTATATTACTTCAAACTCGTCGAAATTATTAGGTGTACTAATCCACTTATCAGGATTGAAGTTAGATTCTTTGGGCAAGCCTACGATTATTTTTTTTCCTAACATAAAAGTGTGTGCGCTGGAAAAAAAGCCGCCACTAAAATCTAACATTTCTTGCCATACAAAATCTTCAAAAAAATCTTTATTTTTTCTGTTTTTTAAAAAAACTTCGTATCTGGGCCAATCGGAACCAGCAATAATGTTGTATCTGTTTTCATCGTCGATACAAGGTGTGTCAAATTTATATTCAGATATTTCTCCATATTCTCGCAGCTTTTTTTCAATTGCCGGGTGATCGCCTGTGCCAACATAACAGTGGTTACCTAATACAAGTTGATAATCTCTTGGTTGTAGCGGCCCTCTTGGATATCTGTGAGGATTATCCAAAAATCTTTCATTTGGATCTAATTCGGGTTGTATTACTTCAACACCAAAGTCCTGCAATATAGTTTTAAATCCCTCAAGATCTTCCAGTGTTTCTTCACAAATGCGTTTAAGTGGGCTTGCAACTTTGTCATTTACTCCATCAAAAAACTCAGGTGCATAGTTGTTGCCTAACATGCAGACTTTAAGTGGATCCCACTTATTCCATATATTATACTTCATCGGGCCAGTCTCTATATAAAAAATGTTGGATAGTTTCCATATCCACCATACTGTTAAATGCTACATGCTTGGATTCAATATCATCATCGTTACGCACAACATGTGTCATTGCGTCATCCAAATCCTGCATTGTAGCAAATTCCATGTCAATGCGAAACTCGCCAATATCCATGCTGCGAAAACCCAGTTTCATTCTTGTAATACGATATGCTTGCAGTGTTGGCAAACTGTCTAAAAACTTGCGCATATTTTTAACAAAGTGGTGAGGATTGTTACCCTCATTTATATCTGCATATATTGTGTAAATGTTCATCGTGGTCCTAGTACCTCAAATCCATCGAACTGCTGTTTATATCCATCAGCATCTCCTAGGTATAGATAGTCATATCCCAATGCCTTGTAGTGCGCACATTCCCATTTTAAACTCTTAGTTCCTAGACTAAGTTTAGGATTATGATAAGTCCAGGCAAACTGCAGTGCTGCTACATTCTTACTATTATAACGAAACATTAGACTAAATGCAACTAATTCGTTGTTATCATAATACCCATGTACATCACTTTGAGGCATCCTATATTCCTCAAAGAACAAGGGCATGACACTGTCAAACTTTTTATACTTTACATAGGTATCATATATTTTCTCAAGTTCCATACATTGAGTTTTTGATATATCGGTTAATGTTCTAGCGTCTAGTTTAAGTTTGCTTTTGTTGTAGTTAGTTTTTGATAGATCTATTCTTGTATACGGCATTAACGATTGACGACTTCTTGCTTGTAGTCTGGATCCCAACTTTTATAATAGTCTTTGCTTTCTAACCAAGCACGAGCTTCCGCTAGTTTTTCAGTTGGTTGTAGTAAAACTAATGCCCATGTGCCTTGATTAAGATGTACACCTGCTACTTCTTCACGTTCAAAAGGATGATCCTCAAGTGCAGTGTATCCTCTTTTACTTAGCATGGGTTTAGCGCGGTCTAATATTTCAGTGAGTTGAAAGGGAAGAATGCTTAGTGGATCAAACCCCAATACAACAACTTCTTTGCCTTTGGGCCAATGGTATGTGTAGTTTTCAAGTTCTGCACTGATCCACTGTTTAATCTCAAACTTATTGTCCAAGTGCTGAACAACTACTTTACCATCTATCCATGCACTTTTTGCATAAGGACAAGGCGGAAGTCCATTAAAAACTTCCGACCTAATGCTTAGTGTATTGTGAATCCAAGATTCAATGTCAGAGGCTAAATCCTGCAAAAGTATCTTTCTCGACGTCCTGTTTTGTGCCACCAATAATGTAGCTTGAAATTTCTGTTTCCTGAGGAGCAACTTGCACATCACCGCCTGCAATCCATTTAGCAGTCCAAGGTAGTGGATTTGCTTGTGGTACAGTATAAGGCGATTTTAGACCTACTGCAAGCATACGCTTGTGTGCGATCCATTCAATGTATCCATCAAGTAGTTGCTTGTTTAGTCCGATCATACTGCCATCTGCAAACAAATACTCTGCCCATTCTTTTTCTTGATCCACTGCATCAACAAACATTTGTATACAATCTTCGCGTGTTTCTTCTTGAATCTTAGCAAAATCTGGATCATCTTTAGGAAGGATTTTAAGTAGTTGTTGTGTACTACCCAAGTGTACGTTCTCATCACGAGCAATAAACTTGATAATCTTAGCATTGCCTTCCATCTTTTTAAGTTCAGCAAATGCCCAACTACATGCAAACGAAACATAAAAGCGCACACCCTCAAGGATGTTTACACTCATCAGTGTTTTCCATAGCAGTGTTTTCAGTTCATACATATCAATAACAATCTTCTTGCCGTTGACTGTATGTGTGCCCACGCCTAGTAGGTTGTAGTACATGCTCTTAGTAATAAGTTCGTCATAAAGTTCTGTAATACTGTCTGCACAATCTACAATCTCTTTAATGTCCATCATCTCATCAAAGATAATGCTAGGATCACTATATACATTGCGGATAATGTGTGTATAACTGCGGCTGTGGATTGTCTCACTAAATGTCCAAGTAGTAATCCAGTTCTCAAGTTCTGGCAAACTACAGATAGGATTAAACGCTTCTGCTGGCGCACGACCTTGCACACTGTCAAGCAGGATCTGGCGCTTGAGATTACTTGTAAACACATGACGCTCGTGAGTAGTTAGTTCCTTAAAGTCTTTGCTATCTTTAAGAATATCCACTTCCTCAGGTCGCCAGAAGAAACCCAACTGCTTGTCAGTTAGTTTATCAAACTGGCGATACTTTAGCGTATCATAACGCTGCATGCCTAGTTCGCCGTCAAAGAACGCCATCTTCTCTGTGTGATTGTGTTTACTTGTGTTTAATACTGCCATTTTTCCGCTCTCTTATATTGTGCAACTGTCGCAATCTTCTTCATATTGAATCTCATCCGGAAGTTCCAAAGACACACCTTCAACACGATCACTCATGTCGTCGCCGCTTCCATCATATGTGTTGAAGTAGTACAACTGCTTGGTTCCATATTTATACGCCATTAGCAAATGCTGTAGCATTGTACTCATTGGGATCTTTTCATCTTCATAGTGTTGTGGGTTGTAGCTGGTGTTTACACTAATGCCTTGGTCAATATACTTTTGTAGTACTGCCATGATCTTAATGTAGCCTTCAGGACTTTGCTGATCCCACAGTAGTTCATACTTGTTTTTCAAACGAGGATATCCAGGAACAACTTGCTTTAGAACACCGTCCTTGCTTTGCTTGACACTGACAAACGCACGAGGCGGCTCAATGCCGTTTGTGCTGTTTGATATCTGCGCACTTGTTTCAGCAGGCATAAGTGCCATTAGTGTGCTGTTACGAATACCAGTTGCTGCAAGTTGCTTGCGCAGACCTTTCCAATCCATGCGTTCTTGATGTTTAACAAGATCATCTACATCTTTCTTATAAGTTTGGTTAGGCGTAATGCCATCGCCATACTTTGTTTCATTTGTACCAGGGCAAGCACCTTGCTCAACTGCTAGGTCTGCACTGGCTTTAATTAGGTAGTAACTCCAAGCCTCAGCATACTCATCAATGAGATCCAAGTTTGGGTTAGTATAAGTTGTATCATTCCGTGCAAGAAAGTATGCAAGGTTAATGATACCAACGCCTAGAGGACGGCGTTTCATTGTGCTGCGTTCTGCTGCTTTAACAGGATAGTTTTGATAACTTAGCAGTGCATCAAGTCCACGAACTGCAAGTTCACAAGGCTTTGCAAAATCTTCTGGCTTACGAATATTGCCCCAGTTGATAGCACTAAGCGTACACAGTGCAATCTCACCTTCTTCGTCATTAAAGTCGTTAAGTGGCTTTGTAGGCAAGTTGATCTCACAGCACAAATTGCTCTGTTTGATAGGTGCTAGTTCAGGTTTGAAACTGCCATGATCGTTACTGTGGTCTACATTCTGCAAATAAATGCGTCCTGTGTTTTTGCGCTCTTCCATGAAACTTGCAAACAACTGTGCTGCTGGTAATGTCTTTTTGCGGATACTTGTTTTGCGTTCTGCTGCTTCGTATAGTTCCTTAAACTTGTCTTGATCTGCAAAAAATGCATCATACAATCCAGGAACATCATGTGGACTAAACAGTGTAATGTTGCCACCTGAGATCAGTCGTTCATAGAACAGTTTTGAGAACTGAACTCCGTAGTCCATGTGGCGGACTCGGTTGTCTTCTGTTCCTTTATTGTTTTTAAGCACGAGCAGATCCTCGACTTCGTAATGCCATATAGGGTAATACAAAGTAGCGGCTCCGTTTCGCACGCCACCTTGAGAACATGATCTCGTAGCGGATTGAAACATTTTATAGAAGGGGATAACTCCTGTGTGGTAAGCATCTCCCGCTCTAATAGGCGAGCCCAGGGCCCGTATGGATCCTGCTCCGATGCCAATGCCGGCTTTTTGACTAACATACTTAACAATGCTGCTAGTAGTAGCATTGATACTATCCAGACTGTCGTCTGTTTCAATAAGTACGCAACTTGAAAACTGTCTCTGTGGAGTGCGTACACCAGCCATAACAGGAGTAGGAAGGCTAACGTCGAATGTAGCTATAGCGTCATAGTAATCCTTTACCCACTGCATACGAGTTTCCTTAGGATAATGTGCAAACAATGTTGCTGCAATAAGTGCGTATGCTACTTGTGGTGTTTCGAATATTTCGCCTGTGACGCGATTCTTTACTAGATACTTTCCTCTAAACTGCTCCATTGCAGCATAGGTTAAATTTTCGTCACGATCATGTTTAATGAAGTCATTGATAGCACTCCATTCGTCATCGTCATAACTAGCAATTAGTTCCTGATCATAGAAACCAATCTCAACATTACGGGCAACAATCTTCTTAATATGCCAAGGCTCAAACTCGCCATAAACCATTTTGCGTAAGTGATAGTTAATAAGTCTACCACCCACAAACTGATAGCCAGGAGTCTCTTCACTGATTAAGTCTGCTGCACTTTTGATAAGTGTTTCTTGGATGTCAACGCTTGACATGCCGTTATAAAATTGTATGTGACTGCGAATTTCAACTTCACTTGCACTAACACCTGTGATGCCTTCACACGCATAAAAAACGACCTTGTGGATCTTGTCCAATTCAAGGTCTTCTGTGGTACCATCACGTTTGGTGATCTGAATTTGCTTGTTCATCTTTGAACCCTTTTGAATATTTCTAATATTTTTTGTAACGCGGTATTTACAGACACGAACACCATATATTTAAGACGTTATAATTCATAGACACCTAAGACTAATGATTATTATTGAATCAATCTAATACTGTATTTGAACGTTGCAGCCGATCCGGTGCTAGTTGTAGTATACTGTAGTGTAGTAATATTTGAACTATTTGTCAAGTTAAAAGTTACACCTGCACTGCCATTATTTTCACTAAAATCATCGTCTAGTACCTGTGCAGTTGCATCATGTGTAATACGCATAGTACCTTGACGCTTGGTTGTGCCGCGCACAATACTGTAGTCAATTTCTACAATGTTCTCTAGACTGTTGTTATCTGAGAATGTAACACCTGTTGACTGATTACTAACATTGTCAGTTAGTGTTGCTGTTTGCCCATAGTTACGAATGTAAGAGCCAAACTGTGCTCCACTGTTCTGCACACTAAGTCCAAAATGACTAACACGCAAAGTAGTTGTTGTTTCATCAGCATCTGGACGCTCAAAATCATCGCCGATACTGTGCATACCGACGCCAGCATATTCAATAACATGTGTACTAGCATTGCCACTACCGAGATTGTTGTTAGCACAATCTTTAAATGTATTGTTAGCACTTGTAAAGCCAGGCCCATAGTAAACATGAATGGCACGATTATAGATGTCATTAAACAAACTGTTAGTAACTTTTACGCCGCGCGGCCCATTAACTGCCGGTGCAACACCTGTTCTAGCTTCGCCAATCTTTAGTCCTTTAAACAACGTATCAAACTGGCAACCAGTAAATGTAATGCTGCTCATGTCGTGATCTGCTACTACACCAAACGGACTGTTATTAAAGATACATCCTAAGAACTGCACATGTTCACTCTCGCGAGTTGTACTACTTTCAATTTTTACACTTGTTCTGCCCGTACTTGTTGGCACTGCAGATTCGTTGCCTCTAAAACGACAGTTTAAAAATGTCATATGTTTTGCTTGGTTAACAACAAATGCATCAATGCCAGCTACTGCGGCCCAAAATGTTAGTCCATCAATAACAACATTGCCTGGTAATGCTGCGCCACTTGCACCAATACTACCATCTGTTTGTTGCAGAGCATCGCTAGTCATAGCAACTGCGTCACCTCCAGCAGTTGTACATTTGATAATACTACTATCAAATCCATCGCCCCATAGTTTAGCGTATGTAGGAATCTTTAGTACGTCTGTTACAATGTAAGTACCCGCTGGGAAGAACAATGCACGACGAATCTCTGTGTTTGTTGCACGACTGAACAGTTGAAACAGTGCGCGGTTAATTGCTGCAGTATCATCTGTTACACCATCACCTTTAGCACCAAAGTCTTTAACACTAGCATGGTCATCATACTTTTGCTGCATGGTGCGTGTAATTGGATCATTGGCAGTTAAACCAGTTGTAGCAGTATAGCCTGCTGCAGCACCCTTGTAGGTGTAGGTATCTGCACTGTCAAGCAAGTCGCTGTTTGCTGTTAGTAGTTCAATGTTCTCAATCTGTGGAGCATCTGTGCCGCCATTGCCAATGTAAATTCTGCGTGTATCTACCGCAAGACCAAGCTCGCCCACTGCTAGTTGTGGTAAGTTATCAGCAACGCCTCTACGATGTTGAATTCTCGAGATTTGCACAATCGCCATGTTAGTATACTCCTACAATATAATGTAGTATTTATCCTTGCTCGTAGTACTGAGCGACTCTGTCAAACCATATATTACTGTAGTGGTCAAATGCAGCACCTTCCAGTATCCATTCCTGGTACTGATAGTCTTTGCTGCACATAAGAATAACACCTTTGTTGATACTAGTTTCAAACATATTATTGTGTGCATGAGCATAAGCACATAACTGCAGGAAGTAATCTTCTACCCATTCAGTTTTCTTTGGCTTATTTGTTTGCTTAAAATCGAGAATAGCGGGATCGCCAGCATGCACACCAACTAGGTCAGTTGTGCCTGCATATAGTCCACTGTAGTAAAGAGGAACTTCTGTACCCCAATACTCATCTGCATTTTTAAGACCATGCTCAATGACAAGCTCTGCCATACGATGGCTTTGCGCACTGTAAGGATTGCTACCAGGTGTGCCAATCTCACCAGTCATAACATAGTCCTCAAGCCACTTGTGCATGCGAGTGCCTCTGCCTGCTGCTTCAGTGACAATCTGCTGTGCTTTTTCCTCACCAACCCGTTTTTTCCAATTAGCAAGTGCTTGCATCTTTTCTTTAGACTTTGTCTTGTCGAGGATCGTAGTGACACTAGGCACTGCATTTCCATCTGGAGTTGCATAGTGCCTTTTGCCTTCAATTGTTTTTCTATTAATGGGTTTATAGTCGTATCTGTTAATAAGCATGTGCTTATTATACTATACTACCAAGTGATATACCAATAAAAATATGTACCGCTAGAGCTTTTTCTTGCGATAGTATAACCCTTGTTCTCGAAATGTGCAATCACTTCGTTCATCTGTTCTGTTTTAACAGTGTCAGTGATTGTGCCTTGATATGCTTTGTAATAGTTTTGACCGTCTGTGTCATTGTCAGTCATTGGGCTACCTGTAATAGTAGTACCTTGTATACTAACTGTTGAGGTGTCGCTAATGGTTGCTACAAACGCACTGTTAGCAATAGCATTTAGTACAGCAATTTCCATGATACTGATTTGCTGTGCTAGTACATTGTTGTTTTGCGCTCTTTCACGAGCCTGTGCGCCTGTAGGGAAATATGCCATTAATCGTACATGAAGATAACTTCTGTGCTACCTTCCTCCATGTCTACAATTTCGTATCCGCCTGGAAATCTTTTATCAAGTTCATCTAGTAAAGAATCTTTAGGTTCATCATCTGTAAAGAATGTTGCACGGATGTAGCCTTCATCTTCTTCGCCAAACATGCCGTTGATGCCCAAAAAGTCAACCATGTCAATCACAGCATTTTCAACTTCTTTTTCGCTAGGATACTTTTTTGTTTTTTCGTTAAGTTTGTCTAATAAGTCACGCATTTTTCTTTGCCATCTTAGTTGCTGTAGCGTAGTAAATCGCTTCGCCTTGTTCTTTACCATAGCGGTCAATAAAGTCTGACTTTGGTAGTTTCTTTTCGTAATGCTTCATCTTACGCTTTTCTGCTTTAGTAAGACTGCGCTCTTTAAATGCTTGCCATGCCTCATTGACACTCTCACCAGCATGCATTGCAGCCATGTGCTTGCGATACTTTTCAGTACCTTTCTTGTGTGGGCTCTTGCCTTCACCAATCATGTTAAACAGTTTAGGCATTAGTTTGTTAAACTTTTCAATTGTGCCAATACGCTGAATGATTGCTTCTTTACTGTTGTCGTTAACTTTGTCATAGATTTGTGTAAGCACACTAGCAGTGTACATGTCGATCATTTGTTTGCCATCACCAAACTCAACTTTACTTGCTTGTTTGTTAGCAACAATATCACGCATCTGTTTCATAACATCTGTGCGTGTGTCAACTTGTCTGCCATCTTTGCCAAACATTTTACTTAGGTGTGGCGGAAGTTCGCCTTCAACAAATTCTTTGGTTCTCATCTTAGTTGCCCTTTGTGCCATTTTTGCAACACGCTCATCATCTGGCATGTCTGTTTGCGGCTCCTCATATCCTGCGCCTTCGTCTTCTGCATCTGCACTTGCAAATGTGATACTATCCTTGTCAAACTTAGCAATAACATTTGCAAGTTGTGGATTAGTATCAAATACTGTTTTAAAACCTTCATAGTCAACAACTACACCTGCGTTAGCAAGCATCTGTAGAAAGCCGTTCATGCTAAGTTTACCCTGCTTGTCACGCTGACTAGCACGGTTCTGTGCAATCATTGCTGCACTCATAATAGCATCTACTGCACTATCTACTTCAAAGAAACGCATTATGCACTAAAGCCCATTACGCCGCTACGACCTAGCATGTCTTTAAACTCTGCAAATTCAACATCGCCATCTGCTAGTTCAACTTGTTCCACTTCAGGTGCTGTTTCTGGTGCTGCTGTTTCAACTGCAACTTCTTCTGCAACTGGTGTTGTAATAGCATCCAAACGATCTTGTAATGCTCTCATGTCAACTGTTGTATACATTATGCTCTCTTTTCTCTGCCTACTGGTGCTTCTTCGCCGCCCTGTGCTGCAGGTGCTGCTGCAAACTCATCTTCAATTGGCTCTTCAATTGGTTCCATGTCTGCTACATCATCCATGTCCATGCCCATTGGTTCTGCAGGTGCATCGCCAACTAGTACACGAGTTGCATTGTCTGCTGCAACACGATCATTTTTCATTGTGTCCAAAGTGTTCTGTAGTGCGCCTGTCATTCCTGCAACAAACTGATCTGCAATGTCCGAACCCATTTCATCACGGATCTTATCTGCTACTGGTGCTAGTTCTTCGTTAAGCATTTCGCCTACATCTTGAATCATTGCATCGTACTTGTCAACCATGCTCTTAGCAGCCATGATCAATTCGCTTGACTCAACTGCGCCTTCGTTCATCTTCTTTTTCTTTTTGCCGTAAGAACCTTCGTCTGCTTTCTCTTTTTTATCTTTAGCAGCCTTTTTCATTGGCTCTTTAGTATCACCATCTTTGTCAAGATCTAAAAAGTCTGGCTTTGCTTTCTTTTCAGCGATGTGCTTAGTAAGTGCCTCAAGTGCAATCTTCATCTCATAATACTTTGTACGAGTTTGACTTGCACTACCTAGTTTACTTTCATAGATAGCCATCTGGTCACTGAGGTTCTTGTGTAGACGCTGCGCTTTTGTTTCACTTAGATTGTCTAAGTCTAGCGCATATCCAAATACACGTTTTGCTAATTGGTTTACTTTTGATGCACTTGGTGCAGGTACGAGTTCGTTAAGGTTCATGGTTCTTCCCTTTAAATTATATAGTGTATTTATTAAACTGAAATGGTTTTGAGTAATTGTGTGAGCGCACTATCTGCTTGCTGAAGGCGGGGCATGTCTGCACTGATGCGGTGACTCATGATATTTTTGCGCACTTGATTGCTGTTACGCAAATGATAGTGGTAGAAGTCTATGTCTGTTTTAATTTTTTGCAGTTTACGATCTAGTTCTTTTATTGTTTTTGCTTTGTTTGCGTCATTGCGTAGCAAGCACAGGGCATATCCCACTGCACTTTTACGTCTATAAAAACTCTCATCTTTGCATATCCACTCACCGTAAAGATTTTCAATGACAATGTCATTGACTTTTACAGCGCCATGTTCAAGTTTGCTGATTCTTATTTCAGGAGTGAAATCAAGTAAGCGATCAATACGTTGATGTAGAGTTTGCTGCCTTGGAAAGTTTATAATAGATGCTGTCATCGTGCTTTTGCCTTGTTAGAATAGATTTTTCAGTTAAGCGGCGTGCCACTTGTTGTTGTCTCTCACTTAAATCTCTCTTATTGACAGGACCCTTGCTCATTGTCTCAATGAGATCCTGCTCCTCCTTGGTTACAAAAGTCTGAAGACCACTTGTAAATTCTACAAAACGCATTATCGTAAACTGCTTACGTTAACGTCAACCATTGCACCTTTTGCACGGCGAATCAAGTTCGCTCTGTCTGCAGGTGTTAGTTCATCTGTAATCTGTATCATACCGTTAGGTCCTGACAGATCTATTTTTTTATCGCTTAGATTCATCGTAAATGTAATACGTGGATCATTTGGATCAGCAAATGTTGCAGTAAAGCCTTGTGTGCCTGTTAGAATATACTGTGCTTCGTTTAACTGTACATGTTTACCTACGGTTATACCATACTGTGCTTCTAATATTTTCATCTGCTTGCCTTGTTTAGTGCTGCTACACGTTTACTTGCTGGATTAACTCTTTTTGTTTTCTTTGATTTGCGTGCCATTCTTGCGCCCAAGCGTGCCTTAGTCATCTTTAACTTGATACGCTTTTTAATATCTGGTGCTGCAAAGCACTGTGCTGGTGAACTTACTATACGGCTTTTGCGTCTGCCGCTGGTGCAACGAAACTTGCGGACAACTTTGTTGCCTCGTTTTGCCCATGCCATACCTTCAGTAAGTTCGCTTAAAATCATACTGTATTTATGCTTGTATTATTTTGTTAGTAAAACAAATAGTAGTGCGCCAACCGCGCTTGTTAGGACACCGATAACAGCAATGCCCCAGTTGATTAGTTGTTGTTGCCTGTCAGTTTTCAGGCGGATCATCATGTCTCGCAGTTCTGAGAGTGTTTGTTCAAACTTCTCCATGCGAGCACCCATACCTTTGAGTTCTCTCACGAGTGTAGTGTACCTTTCGCTGCACAAGTCTACATGTGCTTCTAAAGACTCTTTTTCAAGTTCTGACATTCCTAATCACCTACCTTGGGGTGATGTCTAGATTTTCTATTGCCTTGTTATGTGCCTATAAGTGTTTTTTATGTGTGCCTAATGTTCTAGCATCATTGTTATTTATTTGAGAGTGGGTGCAGGGAAAAACTGTATGTTAATTAATTCAGAGTTGCTAGTGTGGAATACACTGGGTTCTAGTTTAATAGTTTCAGTAAGATCGGGTATTACTGGTACTAGATCAAACAGACCAAGTAGTGTATCGCAGTCCAGTACATCTGCTCGTTCACTGCCAATGGCAAACACCCAAAAGCGTGTATCTGGTCTAAGCATTTCAACTACAAACTGGTGCTGCTTGCCCATGCGTTTAAATAGTTCACTGCCCACAAAGTTATCATCTGCATTGTAAAAATGTTCCTCTGGAAGCTGTAGTATAACAGGCTGTGTTTGTAGTCCAAAGATTTGTAGCACAGTCTCCCAGTTACGCTGCTGATTGCGAGCTAGATTTTCACCTCTAGTTACACCTGTGCATGTAACGTCTACAAAACTTACACCATAAACTGCACTGGGCATATCAAATACTGCGCCCATGCTTGCCTCCGTGTAGTGGATCTTTTTCTCTGAGTTGTTCGCCTAGTTTAAGCAGCGTGTTTACATCATCAAACAGTATTGCATCTGCACTTGTGTATCCCATGAACTTTAAACACTTGAGTCTGTTGCTACCAGTCTTTAGTGCCCAGATCATACCATCTTCATTTACAACTGGAGGATTTATTCCGGGCCATGATTCACTTTTACCGAACCAGCCTTTAAACTTAGTGTTCCACCATTCAGGAGTAACTTTGTAGTATAGTAAAGGATACCACATGCCATCATCCATCACTTTAGGCAAGTCACGCCAATACCAACGATTGTCCTTGCGGGCACTCATTGGACTTAGTTTGCTTAGTTCAACTGTGTGTATGCCGGGATGGTCTTGCCAAATACTGCTTGCATGTTTCATTATAACAGTATTTAACTCATAAAAAAAGCGCCACTTAAAAAGTGACGCTTTAATAATTGGTAGTCTAAATTATGCTACAGTAAATGTTGCTACTAGTGAAACACCACTAATTGCTTCTGCGCCACCTGGTCCACCTTGAACCATAATGTGGTTGCCGTCTGCTACACCTTCAACTGCTGCAATTGTACCAAAGTACTCTTCTGCAATCTGCTGAGCTGCTGCTGCTGTTGTGATTGTACCTGTTGCAACTGCATAAATGTATGTTGTTGGTCCTAGACCACTACCGGCTGTAACTGTTGCGTTAGTTGTAATTCTAGCCATTTTCTTATCTCCTTAAACGATGTATCTCTACACCTCTATTGTAAGTATTTATGTATCTTATACGAATTCTAAGCCGCTAGTAGTAACTGTTGTACCACTGACGTCTACTGTATTTGCGCCAACTGAACCGCCTAGTGCGCGGATAGCTGTTTGCAATGTTCCTGTTGTCCATGCACCTGCTGGGTAAACTGCTACACTGATTTGACCAGTTGCATCACCTTCTACCTGATACATTTCTACATTGCCTTTTGTTTCAATTGCTTGCATGATTGCTACAACTGACTCTGCCGCGTCTAGTTCGTTAGTAATATCAACAACTTCTGCTGAACCGTTAGTTACAATAATTTTGAAAAAGTCCAGTTCTGGACCGTTTAGAATCACTAGTTCGTCTGCAGAAATTGCGCCTGCTGGTGAACCGTGTGCTTTTGCGTTTCCGTTTACACGAGTTACGTCTGCCATTTTCTTATCTCCTATTAATGCAAGTCTATTCTTGCTTAGAAGTATTTATTAAGAAAAGGTAATTTATCCTGTGAAACTACTACGTCCGATTGCATAACCTGCCGCAAAGCCTGCGGCTGCTTTTGCCCAAGTCGGTAAACCTTTTTTCTCATCTGGAATAAGTTTTTTGTCTTTAATAGTACCCATATACTTTTTACTAATATCACTGCGGAACTTACCATCTACACGCTGACTGTTGACCATTCTGGCACTTAATGCAGTGCGTTCGCCAGCATTGCTTCTGTTGTAGTCGGCACTTACACGTCTTGCTGCTTTTAGGAAACTACTGTCAATGCCCAAATTCTTTTGCTGGCGCATAAGAAATGTTCTATCCATTGCTTGATTTGTTCTGCCGGCTGCAATGTCACGCAAATAACGTTTAAATCCTAGCTCGTCAAAACTTACGTTGCCGCCGCTTGTAACACCTTGGTACTTGCCGGGATTGTTAATAATGCTTGCAAGGTTATGTAGATCAGTGCCGCCTGGTTTTACACTGCTAAAGTTCATAAACTTTAGTGTATCTTTTGCATACTTTTTTGCAAATGCTGGATTTTCAAAACGCATCTGCTGCAACATAAGCAGTTGTTCAAAGAAACTTTCTCCAACATCTGTCATGTCTCTTCCAACTGTGTCTGCTGCACTGCGAATATAACGTGCTTCTGTAATTTCTTCTCTGATAAATTCAAATGCCATTATCTTAACCTTATGACTTTCTTTGGTGGACCTTTGCGCCAGCCTGTATAGAATACGTCTTGATCCTTATAAGGATCTGTTTTATTTTTTGGTTTGGCAGGCGGTACTACAACTGGTGGAGGAGTAACCGGTGGCGCAACTGCTGTCTGTGGTTGTGCAATCGTTGTTGCAACTGTATCTGTTTGTGCTTGTGTTTGTGTCGTTGCCTGGGTATTTGCTACTGTGCCTGTCTCTGCACCTGTTCCTGCTTGTGCGCCTGTGCCTGTCTCTGCACCTGTTCCTGCTTGTGCGCCAGCACCAGCCTGTGTGCCAGTGCCACTAGTAGTGCCTGAAGTAGCACCCGGTACTCCTTGGCCTGCTTCGTCACCTGGTCTAACAACAGGTGGAGCAATAGGCTTGGATATTGTTTTATCATCTGGTTTTGTTGTTGGACCAGATTTAGGAGGTGCACCTGGAATGCCATCCTTTGACCAATCTGTGCGTCCTCCTGGTTTCGGCAAGTCGCTACTTTGAGGAGGCACAGTTGAAGGTTTAACATCATCCTCACCACCAAACAATCCACCTACTGCGCCTGCAACAGTATTAAAGACACCGCCAACTGCATCGCCTGCACGATCCAACCAACTAGGACCGCTTTTATCAATACTGCCAGCACTAGGTTTACTAATAGTAGTGCCAGGTGCGCTTATATCATCAACTTGTCCTGTTACAGGTTTGCCTGTGACTTTACCCATGTCTTTGTATGGAACAAAACCTCGTTTGTCTTTACTCAATACCCCGCCTGCATCAGGGCTTACTTTGTATGTTTTACCGCCGATATTTACCACTGTGCCATCTTTTAACCTTGGCAATGCTTTCTGTGCGTTTGCTTGACTGTCAAATCTAGTAATATTACTTACAATTACATCGCCTATCTTTTTTTGAATCGCTTGTGCTGTTTCTTTGCGGCGTAACATACCATTTTTATCTTTTACATAGTCACTGGGTTGTGCTGGCTTGTTGCCTGTAGTGCTACCACCTGTCATCCAATCCCATGCACTTGAAAATGCACTTGCTATAGGAAAGGCTACATCGCCTACTTTACTAGGATCTTTAGGAAGTGCACCTGCATCTTGCCCTTGTTTAATTTGTTTTCCAAATTCATTTGCTTGTGATGGATTGTTTTTAATCCAACGATCAATATTTCTCGCTGTTTCTGGATTGCCAGCGACCATTGCTCCGCCTGCAGCAAGCAGTGCTAGAATATAAGGAGCAAGAGCAACTACTGCTACTTCATCTACACGCTGTCGAGGTTCTTTAAACTCTCTTAGTCTCATTACTTGCTCCAGTTCTTAACAGCATTGAAGTTTTGTTTACTAAACTCCATACGGTCAACCAGTTTAACTGCACCACTGTCTTTACCAATAGCAACAAAACCTTCTGGGTTTGTTACTGTGTATCCTGTATCAGTACGAATAAGTGACTTAATACTGTCTACTTTATTTAATTTATTTATAAGCATATTTTTTAGTGCAATGATGTCTTTGTACACTGCAAGCGCACTGGCAATACCTGTCATGTTGTCAGTGATAAACTTGTTCTGTGCGGCAATTGCATCTGTACGTTTCTTTACTGCAGGACTCTCAGGATCTTGATTCTTTAGTTTTGCAATTTCTTTTTGTATGTAGTCGTTATACCACTGTGTAAAGTCTGTAGCAAAACTCTGCGAATCGTCTATTTGTGTATCGCCACGTTTAATTCTTGCATTTACATACTGCATGAACAATTTTTTATAATCTTCATTGCTAACTGCTGCAAAGTCTGCAGTTTTAAGTGCGCCTGCTGCGGCCGTCATTCCCTTAAGGATTTTTGAGTTTTCTGCTTGTGATAGGCTTGCCTGTCCACTTAGATCTTTGTATACTGCATCGTCAACCCATATACTTGCAATTTTGTTTAGTCCACTTACATCCGCACCGAAATTTGCAGTCATTTCAGGCACACTGTCTCCAGTGTATGTTGTGTGAAATATAATACCCATTTCACTTGCAGCAATACGTTTACCCAATTTACTGTTTTTTGGTACTGCATATGTAATAGTGTTTGGTTGGAACACCCAACTCTCTTCACCATCAATATCTGCAGATTCTAGATCTGCTTGTGTATACATCATATCGCCTTGTAGTACACCTTGAATACCCAGTTTAGGAAGTAATTTTAATGCTAGTGTGAGTTTGTCACGCAAGCCTCCACTGTATCCATACTTGTCAAGGTCCGCTGTGCTTTTTACAAGTTTACCTGTTTTACTGAATACACCTTTAGTGCCAACAAAAAACTTACCGTCTGCAGGATCTGTACCAGCAAATATAGCAGGAGCACCGTCCCACTTTACAGTTATGTTACCACTGTCGCCGCCATTCTCCAGCATGTCACGCACACTGTTAATATACTGTAACGCACTTTGCGCACCAGGCTTGCCTTGAAGAAATACTAGATCTTCAATATGCTCAAGATGGGTGTTTTTACCTTCAGCAGCCTCGGCTACTATTTCTCTGAAGCGCATTTGCTTTCGTTGACTTTCCGAATACCTCGCACAAACTTACGACTGTCCTGATGTTTAATACTGTTTAGCAGACGGCGTTCTAAATCACCTGCCACATCGGCATCATAATGCTTGTGCATTTCATTAATAAGATTGATTGCGCTCTCTATCACGTTAGTTGCTCGACTTTCCATTACATGTTGTCTATCTTTTTCAACAATCATGCTGTTTAGTTCGTGTAGTATACTACGGGTCTGTTTACGCATGGTTTCGTCCTTATCGTTTTTAGTATTTATCGGTTAAATACAACATTACATTATTGTACATTGAGGAGAGAACAATGTCAACTATCGAGAACCCTGGGTTGCACTTTGCAACTCTGGCTAAAATAGCCTATATGACTGAAAAAGAAAGTAAGCCAATTGCACATACAATGGGTTACACAAAGACTAAACTTATTGATCATAAAGGTGCAGAGTGCTTGTTCCTTGAAAATAGTGAACGTATCGTGCTTGCATTTAGAGGCACAGAGCCAAAAGAATTTAGTGATATCAAAGCAGATTTAAAAGCATGGAAGCGTCCTAGTGAAACTGAAGGTATGGTACATGCTGGCTTTTATGATTATCTAGAACGCATCTGGGATACAGTTGAAAACCATATTAACTATGGCAAACGTGAACAAAAAGAACTTTACATTTGTGGACATAGTTTAGGGGGTGCGATGGCGGCGCTGGCCAGTAGTAGGCTTAATGACAGAGTTGTTGCTTGTTATACTTACGGACAACCTCGTGTGGGAGGCAGTGACTGGTGTGCAAAGCAAACATACGAACACCACAGATATGTAAACAACAATGACATTGTGCCTCGTGTACCATTTGCTATTATGGGCTTCCGTCACAGAGGCGAACTACACTACATCAACTACTATGGTTACATTCGTAAGATGACACCGTGGCAGATTATCAAAGATGGATGGCGTGGTCGTATGAGAGCATGGAGTAAACTAGAGTTCTTTGATGGTGCAAGAGATCACAGCATGGATTTATACGAAGCAAAAATTGCTAAGAATTAATAAGGACGATAAGCGTCCAAGTCAGGAATATAATCTTTAAGTTTTATATTCCTGGCTGAATCCATAATATCATTCCATTTAAAAAACTTTTCTACTTTTTCAGGCTCAGGAGTATATGTTTCATAATGTGACAACATACCATCAATACCTGATTTACAATCTTTACCATCACTATAATATAATTTGGTTTCTTTTGTACGGCGTAAACTTTCTTTAACTTCTTCAATCATTGGACTTATAAATGCACTGTGTACATCTACATAATTGTACTGAAGATAAAGAAGTTCCTGTGGAAAGTTTTTACTTGCAAATTCAAAAAATTCATGAGTACGATGTATGCCCCACACAGTAGGTACATGATTCCAAGTGAACTTATGTCCTTTAGATTTTATTTTTTCACAATTTTTAATAATATTGTCCCAACTACTGCGCCATCTAATATAGTCGTTTACAATTCCAAAAGCATCCACACTTACACTAAAATGCAATTGAGTAAAATGATCTCCCAACTCCCAAAAAGCATCACTAATAAAGTTTGCATTAGTATTAATAGTAAGTGAAAAATCTGTGTTACCAACATCTATACAATTACGCATAAAACTGTAAGTTTCTTTCATTACTGTTGGTTCACCGCCAGTCAAATAAACAGTATGTTTGGGTGTTAAACTTGGTATGTTGATAGTATTAATAATATCACTATATTTGTAACTGTCTTTCCAAACTTGGTAATCATTGTACAATTCTGGATTCTGATTAAATTCTCTTTTCAGCAAATGGCTAAATTGAGGCTTGCACATGCGGCACATCAAATTACACTTATTACTGCTGCGTATTTCATAATAGTATGGATTGTCAATTTTATCTAAATCACTAATTGACTTAATTCCTAATTCTGCAATATAATCCAGACTATCATGAACTCTATAACTATCCATTCCCTTATCTTCATAGTCGTAACAATTACTGCAGGTTTCAGGTATACGTTTACCTTTCAACATTTTCTGTCTAAGATCAACATATC